GCAGCATCCCCGCCTGCGTCCCGGCGGGAGCCGACACGTCCGTCAGGTCGTCCAACTTCAGGTCCGCGACGGCCTGCTGCGCGTGCGCCGCCTTCAACGCGACCGCCTCCACGTCCAGCACCAGCCACTTCCCGGGCGCGGACGCGGGCGAGTCACCGGCCTGCGTGGGTTTCTTCGCGACCCACGGGGAGCCGTTGAACAGGACGATATCCCCTTCCGCGTAGGTACTGCCCGCGTTGAACGGCTGCGGGACCATGCCCATGATGTCGTCCCACTGCAACCCGCCCGGCGCACCCGGATCGCCCTTGTCGCCCTTCGGCCCCTGCGGACCACCCACCGACAACGGCACCCACGACCCGTCAACCGCCTTCAAGTACAGACACCCTGTTGTTGCCATCGCTCCGCCCCTCAACCAGCCAGATTCGCAACACTCGACTTGAACGCCGCCCAATCCGTCGAAGCCGCAACCATCTGCTGCAACTCCTGCACACTGATCATCCTGCGATCACCGACACGCAGCACCGCACCAGTCATCTCAGGCTGGAACAGTTGAGCAGTCCGATCAGCAGTCGCATACGCCGAATAGCCGACCGCGATCACATCGCGCAACATGTTCGCAGCAGCCTTGTACACAGTGAAAGCACCCGAACCCACAGACAGCACACCATTCACTGCACGCAACGTGTCAGCGTCCACAACCTCCACCTCGGCCACCGCACCCTTGTCGGCGACCGAATAAGGCGCAGGCCCAATCCCCCCGACACTCGGGATCAGCATGACCTTCACCCTGTCACCCGGGTTCCCGTACCCGTGCCCCGTCACCGTGAACGTGCCCGCCGCAACATTCACATCCGCAGATGTCATCGTCTTCTTCGACACTGGGTCGGCCGACAACGGCTGAGTCCCAGCACCGACAGCGACGATACTCGTCCCGGTCAGAGCGACACCGGCGTTCGTCCCGACAGCGACCACATCGGCCCTACCGTCCGCGTCGGCCAGAGCGCGGCTACCGATCCCGACAGCACCAGGACCGGTAGCGGTGAAATGTCCCGCTTCGAACCCGATCAGCACCGACCTGCTTTCTGTCACGTTCTGACCGGCACGCGGCCCGATGACCACCTGCCCTTTCCCGCCGTTGTTGGCCCCGGCGTCCCTGCCGATGATCACACTTTCGGTCGCTGCGGAGTGCTGAGCAGCGTTCGACCCGATAGCGGTGAGCGACGACCCTGTCGCATCGGAAGCGGCACCAGGGCCGACAGCGATCACGTCAACACCGGACGCTGCACCTGCCGCGTTCTCCCCGACAGCGGTGAAACCCTGGCCGGTCGCATTCTTCGCAGCCCCGAAACCTACCGCTGTCGTGTTCGGGGACAAACCCAAGTTCGCGTCCTTCCCGACAGCGAGACTGGTCTGCGTCCCATCGAACGACCCCCAACCCGGGTTCCACGTCCCCGTCTGCCAGACGAAGATCGGGACGCCGTTCATCTGAATCTGCGTGAACTTCCCTTTCGCCGGGACAACTGTCTCGTTGATAACGTCCGGCACACCTTCGATGTCAGGCATCGTCCACCCCTCTCAGCAGACCACGACGGTGTGCAGACCGGTCACCGACGTGGTGACTGTGGACGTGTCGGCGTCTTTCGACACAACATCGACCGACACCATCCGCTTGTTCGCCTCGTTCCACACCGTCACCTGCGGGAACTGTTTCGACAGGTTGTGGGCAATGTCATGGGGCACGTCTTTCGTGTAGTTGAACGATTCGACGAAACACGCCGACACGGGTCCGGCAGGCCCGGGCGGGCCTTGCACATGACCGGCGTCCACCCACACCGAACCGTTCCACGTATACAGGTTCCCCGTCGATGTTGCCAGCCGCGTGTCCCCGACCGTGTTCCCCGAAGACGGCAGGTTCCCTGGTGCCGCGACGGCGGGGAGGATGCGCACACCGGCACCGGCGGGACCGGCGGCACCCGCAGCCCCGGCAGCACCAGGGTCGCCCTCCGGCCCCTGGGGACCGGCTGGACCGGGGATACCCGGATCACCCTTCGCACCCGCAGGACCGGCAGGACCGGTCGCACCGGCGGCACCATCGGCACCAGGGTCGCCCTTGTCCCCTTTCGCCCCCGCTGGACCGGCAGGACCGGCAGGACCACGGACAGGACCGACATCATGCCAACCCGAACCGTCGAACACCAGACCGTTCCCCGCAGCAGGGGTCAACCCTCCAGGCCAACCCGCTGGAGGGGGCGTGGAACCCGCGATGAACAGGTCGCCCGCGTTCACCGACCCGGGCAGCGGGTTCGTCGCGTCCAACGTGCCACGGATCGTGACGCTCTGCCCCGCCGGACCCTGCGGCCCCGCCGGACCCTGATGCCCTTCAGGCCCGGGAGGTCCGGGAGGTCCGGGCGGCAGTGTCGCGGGGACGCACGTCGTGTCGAACCACAACGTCCCGGGGTCCACCGTCCCAGTGGGAAGACCGGCGACCTGCCCGATGAACTGCGGGTCGCCCTTGTCGCCCTTCAACCCTTGCGGACCTTGCGGACCTGTCGGACCCGGCACCGGGGTGATCGCGACGATGGGGATGTCGCATTCGTCCACCGGCAGCATCTTCGTGAAATCCAGCGGCCCGGTGGACGGGAACACGTACACCCCGGAACGGGACTGCCCGGACCCTGTCACCTGCACGGTCACCCGGTACGGGATGGTCTGCCCGTGCTGCCAGCCCGGGTCGTCCGATGGGACGAGGGCGACGGTGAACATGCCGTGCTCGTCCAGTTGCACGGACACGGGTTCCTGCACGACGAGGCGGGAGTCCTGGCTGTTCGGCCACGGGCACAACGGTTCGAACAGGACACGACCGGTGGCCGGTCTGTCGTCGGCGGCACGGAATGTACCATGCACGGTGACGAGGCTGCTCATGACCCTGACTCTACCGCAGCAGGCGCACGGTACGCGGCTGTCAGCCGAGGACGCATACGGCCACCTCCGTCCCGTCCGGCAGCACGATCTGCTGCCAGTAGTAGTCTGCGGGGCATCCCTCACCGGCCCCGATGAGCGGCGGCAGGATGTCCGGCTGCTCCCCCTGCGGACCCTGCTCCCCTTGCGGGCCTTGCACGGACTCCCCAGGCTCCCCCTGCGGACCCTGCGGACCCGTCACGGACACCCCGGGCGCACCGGGAGGACCGGGAGGACCGGGAGGGCCGGTCGGACCCTCAGGCCCGACCACGGTCGCCCCGTCCACCCCCGGCGGACCCTGCGCACCCTGCGGACCCCTGGGGCCGGGAACCGCGACCCCCTGCACCCCCTGCGGACCTTGCGGACCCGGCACTGCCAGCACCCCGGACACCGACACCCACACCGCCCAACCCGACAAGCCGACCACCGCCAGCGCAGCGAACCGTGCCCGCCAGTCACCCACGGTCCACCTCCACAGTCCCGCCGGAACGTGTCCGCACCCGGACCCGCAGCACCTCCGGCACCGCCAACGTCCCGATCCCCGCAGCGACCGTCCCCGCCTCGTCCCTGATCAGCCCGACCACGACCACGGCCACCGCTATCCCGAGGGTGACCGCCGCCTTCGCGCGTTCAGGGTTCCACGGCACCGCGCTAATCCGTCCTCTGCGGCACGGCGATCCCGCAGATGCCGCCGGTAGCGGTCGCGGCGACGGTGAGCATCGCGTCGGACCCGCTGCCGGTGACGACGCGCAGCACCACCTCGGCGACCACGGTCGCGACACTGATCCCCGTCAACGAGAAGATGATCAACCGGCGGGTCTTCGGTGTGACACCGGACCCGGCGGCAGGCTGCGGCCCGCTCAAGACCCCGCCCCCTTCAACCGTTGCACCGCCGCCGTCAACTGGAGGTCGGAGATCACAGCCTCGTCCGCGCCGGGGTCCGCGATGCCGTTCGCCACCGCCGACTCCCACGCCGCCGCCCAACCCGGTTGCGCCGCCAGCAGGATCATCCGTTCCGTCGCCCAGCGCAACGGGTCCGCGACACCTTCCACGGCTGCGCAGGCGACGGCACGCTGCGTCAGCGACTGGTTGTCCGCCATCCGCCAGATCGTGAGGAAACCCATGTCGTGTCCTTTCTCAGCCCGGTCCCAGGTAGATCATCCGCAGACTCCCCGCGAACGCGAACGGAACAGAGACGTGGTACGCCTCCACCCCGACGCGGATCCCGAGGCCGCCGCCCGGGTAGTAGAACATCGCGGAAACTGAGCCTTTGTCTTCGGCCTGCCCGATGCTGACCCTGAAGTACTCCTCCGGGCCGAGGGACAAGTCCATGTTCTGCGGCTGGGTGATGATGGACATGAACTTCCTGTTCGCATCTTCGGGCCAGCCGGAACCGTTCAGGGTCACCTGGTACCAGCCTTCACGGGAAGCGAATCCGCCCCTGATCGCTGCGAACAGGTTGTCGTCGTTGCCGACGTAGATGCCGCTCACCTTGGTGGCCTGCCACCCTGCGATCCTCGTCGCAGCCCCGGCGGCGACAGCGAACCCGCTGATCGTCCACTGCCTGGCATGTGTCTGCCCGCCACCGGCAGGCGGGTCCACCGGACCCCACTGCCCGGTCGCGGTCGTGCCCAGCACCTTCCCCGCAGGCGTCGTCGATGGTGCCGTCACATCGGTGAGGATGTCCAACGGCCCCGCAGGACCAGCAGGACCAGTGGGACCGGCGGGACCGGCAGCACCAGGATCGCCCTTGTCCCCTTTCGCCCCCGCAGGACCCGCAGGACCGGCTGGACCGGGAGGAGGCACAGCAGGTGTGCAGGTCGTGTCGAACCACAACGTCCCCGCAGCAGCACCCGAACCAGGAAGCCCCGCAACCTCCCCGATGAACTGCGGGTCGCCCTTCGGCCCAGCAGCACCAGGCGCACCAGCAGCACCCGCCGGACCTTGAGGACCGGCAGCACCAGGCGCACCAGGCGAACCCGCAGGCCCGGCAGGCCCGCGCACCGGACCCACGTTATGCCAACCCGACCCGTCCCACACCACCCCGTCGCCCGGCTTCGCCGGACCCTGCGACGACGACGGTGCGCCCGTCGCATCCGTCAGAATCCACAGATCGCCCTGCTGCGGACCGACCACGGCCACCACCGCAGACCACGGAGCAGACCCCAGCAACGTCAACGCGGAATGCGACACCCCGGCACCGTCGAACGTGCGCCGCTCGATCCTGTTCAACCGTTTATCGACATCGCCGACCCAACCGTCGAACGTCGAAATGCGAGGTTTCGTCATATCGGATCAACCCATCGGACCGGAGGCTGCGAGAACGACACCGCAACATCCTCAGAACCGCCCTCGACCGTCACCCTGATCGAATCGACCCGCTGCCACTGCACCACGCGGCGGAACCCCACCTCCGCGTCGATCTGCGCCCAAGCACCAGGATGCAGATCAGGGAAATCAACCGGGGCGCACGGATCGAACGACGAGTTCGCCGGGACCAGCACATCCAACGGAGCAGGAACCATGTTGATCAACGTCCGCTCCGACTGCTCCTCACGCGCCTCATCCGCCTCACCCTGATCGGCAGCGCCCTGGCCCTCCTGAATGTTCGTCGAGACATGATCCAGAAGCCCGTAATAGTCCAACCATTTCGAATCGGCTATCGCGAAACTGTACTCCGACCCGTTGGTCACCACCGACCGTGTCGCCAGACCGCTGCCGTACTCCACCAGCGCGAGATCACTGCTGAACGCCGCCTGCGTCAGCAACGGCAGCACATGCACCCTCGTATGCGTGTCATAGATGTAGATCGTCCGCCCGATCACCACATAGTCGATCCCGGAATCCTCCGCATACTTGTCCAACACTTCGAACACTGTCCGCGAATAACGGTTCCACTTCGCAGCAGTCGCCACATCGTCCGCGCTCGCAATATGCACCGCGTTGAAGTTGAAATCAGAAGCACCATGCGCGTTCACCATGTCCCGCAGGAACACGCACGTATTCTGCCGCCGCCCCGTGAAGTTGTAATCGAACGCCAACGCCCGCCGCGACAAATACCACACCACATCCGCAGCGTCGATCTCAACAACGGACGACGACAACGACAACCTGGTGATCGGACCCTCCCACACCCGCACCGCGTCACGGTACAGCACGATCTCATGCCGCCCGGGATGCACATCGGCCAACATGCGCCTGCACGAATCGGTCAACGGAGCGACCCGCAACGCCGCCTTCGAAACATCGTCGCGGACACGGTCCACCACGATCCGTTCAACATCAGGCACAGTGCCCACAGCGTTCGTGCCGCCCCTGTCGGCGACCTCGACACGCCACACGCCCTTCCCCAGCATCAGGCGTCCCTCACCAGCACCGCCACATCGGCACCGACCTGCGCAGCCTGGTACTGCGTCGGAATATCGACAATCGTGAACACGTCCTTCTCGCAGATGAACTCCGACAGCAACGACAACGCGCCCTGACCCGTGCCGCGCCGCACCAGATGATCGGCACGCGTCCACCGCAACAGGTCGGGACGTGAACTGTCACCCGTCAACAACCAGAACGAACCAGTCCTCCCGTCGAACACCATCGACGACATCGGCGGCATGTAAGTGATCGTGAACCCCGGCGCATACCCGGACTCGGCCCAGTCACCGGAAAGCACCGACACGCGCACACCCCGCAACTCCTCGTTCCGCGAGTTCACCGCCACACGGAACGTCACAGGGGAATACTTCGGGACCGAATCGACCTTCGACACGAACATCACCGACGTGTACGGGCCGGAAGGGAACTGCGTGCAATACACATCGTCGGACGGCCATCCCGGGAACTGCGGAGGACGTGGACAGTACGGGTCCAGCACGCTCCCGCCCAACTCGTCGCCGCCGTCGCCAGCGACCATCCTCCCCCCACCGGCAGGCTCGGGCGACAAGCGGAACGGGGACGCGGACCGCTGCCGGTCCCACACCGCCGACATCAACCCGTTGTAGGTGTGCGGTTTCCCACGGACCAGCGGGGCCTGCCACACATCGTCATCGACCGTCAGCGGGCCGGTGTTCTTGTACATCGTCCAGAACGAATGCAACTTGCCGTAGGTCAACGGGTCCGGGCCACGGTTCAGCAGAATCTCTTCCCGCCAGATGAAAGGATCGGTCGACACCAGACGGAACTCGATCTCCTCCCAGGCACCGGACTCGGGGCCGCACGTCTCGTCCACCTCCCGGTACGACAGCACGGTCGGCCCCTCTGCCAGATACACGTCGTACATGTACCTGTACGTCCTGTCGCCGCCCTTGCCGCCGGGGCATTGGATGAAGAACTGCAACTTGTTCCCGTCCCCGCAACGCGGGAGCATATCGACCGGCGCACGTTTCGACAACGGCAGCAGTTTGTCCAACAGGTCCGTGCCCATCCCATCGGGACCGCCGCCGCTCAACTTCGCGTACGTGTTCTCAGGCGGAAGATCGGTGGTCGCAAGACCGTGGTAACGGTTCGCCTGCCACACATTGTTCGGCAGTGCGACCGCACCAGTCTCCTTGTACTCCGTCCATTTCCCCGGACCCAGGACACCGAGATCGTTGTACGTGTGACGGTTCCGTTCAGCATCCGCACACATGCCCCCGCGACGCAGCGTCGAAGTCAACCAGTTGAACCCGTGCCTCACCGCCTGCAACGTCGTGCCCACCAGCAGGGCACGGACCACCATCTCACGCGTCCCGTACCTGCGGTTCGCCACCCAACCGCCGTTCCCCAACCCTTCGGCGACTTCGGACGTGATCGTCGTCGATTCGATGTTCGTGATATCGAGGATGCTGATCCCCGCGAACCCGGAGGAGTACGGTTCAGCCTTGTCCCACCAAGGGGCCTTCTCGCCCGTATTCGGCAGCCGGTAATCGCCGTTCGTCCAGCCGCGAGCCTTCAACTCCGCGACAAGGGTCGGGCATTCGGACGTGCAACGGTAGAACGACAGGCCGAGGTTCTTCGTATACGCATCCATCCGTGGCGCGTTGACGATCTCCACCCCGTCGATCCGCAGGTATTCATGGAATGCCACGGTCAACTCCTCGCCACGACAACGAGCCGGTTCAACATCTGCGCCGCAACCGAACCAGGATCGGCTGATACCGGGGTGATGTGCTGCGTCACATTCACAACCTTCCCACCCATCTTCCCGGTGTACCCGGGGTCGCCCGAGTACCGTTTCCCTTGCAGCATCGCCGACAGGGAGCGGACAGCGGGATCGACCTGGTTCAGGTTCCTGCGGAGCGGGACGACAAGTTCAGGGCCTGCCTCGCCGATCAGCGAGAACTCCGGCTGCCCGATGTAACCGCCCGCTGCACGGACAGCACTCCTCCCGGCGGCGGGCAGCCCGGTCCTGTTGATGGTGCTGGGCACAGGGTTGCTCCTTGTGCTGCCGCCACCGACAGTGACCAGACTCGTCTTCATGAAACCCGGGAGCCTGTCCCACGCCGACGCTATCGCGTTGATGATCCCGAGCAGTGTCGATGCGAGCGAGATCATCCTGTCCAGCCCTGCCCTCGCTTCCGGCGTGTTCAACTTCTGGAACGACTCCACAACATCCCCGATCCCGGTCGCGAGGTTGCTGATGGTGTCTTTCCCCTGCTCCATCCAGGTGTTGATCCGGTACGAGTTGTTATCGACCCACAACTTCCATTCGTCCAACTTGGCTTTGATCGACTCCAACGCGCCCACAGTGCCCGGAGCGGACTGGTTGAACAGGGAGGCGACCAGCCCGATCAGCGACCCGATGATGCCCCACACCTGACCGGCGATGTCATACGCCTTCTGGAACCATCTGACCATTGTCGCCATGTTGTCGGCGCTGCTCGTCCACGCCAGGAACCTGTCCGCGATACCGGCGATAGCACCCGACAGGCTGTTCGCGAGCGGAGTCAACGCGGCGAACACGTTCGTGAACCCGAGGAAGAACGACGACAAGGCGTTCCCGAGGTTCGTGAACTGCACCGACCAGCCGCTCAGCACAGTCGTCAACGCCCCCTGGAACTCCGGGGACACCAGTTTCCCGAGGAGCCGGTCGAACACATCGCCCGCAGCAGTCGCCAGGTTCGACAGGCCGTTCTTCACGATGTCGAGCGTCGGCCCGAGATTGCCCAACCCTTCCGCCATCCCGGCGAAGAAGTTCTCCGACAACTGCTGGCGGAACCCTTTCAACGATTCCACCAGCGGGCGCAACGCTTTGACTGCTGCTTGGGCGTTCGTGCCGAGTTTCCCGAGCGCCTCGTTGTACTTCTCCCAGTCTTCGGCTTTGCCCGAGGACACCGCAGTGTTCAACGCTGTGAGCGCCGTCACGACCGGCTTCACAGCGACAGCGACGACACCGATCCCTGCAACGAACCCTGTGAGAGCCACAGCAGCGGGCGCGATGGTCGCCACGACACCGATAAGAGCGTTCCCGATGATCACCAGGCCGGATGCCACAGCATTCGCCAGAGCCACGAACCCTGACAGGATGCGTGCGAACGCACCCCACGCAGCGAAAAGGGCCACAGGGAGGATCAGCACGGCGATTTTTGCTGCTATCGCGCCGATACCGGCCCCGACCCTGGCGAGAACAGCACCTGCTGCCGGGAACATCCTCCCGACGATCCCGCCAAACTTGGCGACAGCACCACCAGCCTTAGCCAGAACGGGAGGGATGGCAGTGATCGTTTTCAACGCGAGCGCGGCACCAGCAAGGGGTATCGTCAAAAAACCGCCGAGGACACTGGCCGCCCCGCCGCCCCTTGAGAAGCGGCGGTTGAAACTGAGGATGCGCGACTCCAACTTGTCGAACTTCGCCAAATCTTTGTCATCGACAACTTGGACGATGGACGTACCGACCCGGCGCTGCAAGTTGCGAATAGAGACTCCGAAACGGTCGCTGATCCTTTCCGCGAGATCGTTCAACTCGGGGCCGAGATCGACATCCCGCGTGCCCTTCAGGAGCGACCGTTGGACGGAGACAGGCACTCTGCGTTCAATCTCACGGGCGAACTTCTCGACCGCGTCCTTCTCGCCGCCACCGGCCAGCCAGTTGTCGAAACGGTTCTGCAACTTCGCGTCGGCTTTCGCGATACGGTCCAATCGACGCTTCTCGGCCTTGTCCTCCGCTTCCCGTTCGCGTCTCCTCCTGTCCGCATCGCGCTTCGCTTGAGCCGCCGCCTTCTCTGCCGCACGTTTCGCTTCAGCCTCTTGCTGCGCCAGGGCGCGTTCAGCCTCTTTCACCGCACGCTGGATACCGACCAGTTGACGGTCGTTGAACTGTTCCAACACTTTCCGCAGCGAAGCGTTCCGCGTACTCAGACCTTCCGCTCTCGCGAACTTCTGCAAAGAATCAGCGAGCGCCTCAAGTTCCTTGATGTCAGCATCATCGAACTCAAGTTTGATCTTCCCGCCGTTCTTGATTGCGTTCTGAAGTTTGTCGGCCTGCCGTTTCGCGATCTTGTCCCACTGCGCATCAATGGCTCTCGTAAGATTCCATTTGAGGATGTTGGTCTTCGACTTCTTCATCCTCTTGTTGAACGAATCTTCCCACCGGTCGGCCGCTTCCTTGCCGCCCCACTTCGCGGCCTTCCTGCTCTGCCGTTCGATGGCATCCTTCATGCCAGAGGTGTCGGTCAGAACTTCGACATACACAGCGCCGACCCTGTCGACCATCAGCCACCTCCCATGACCGCCATGAACGAAGCGAAATCCTCCACCTCGCGGCGCACATCAGTGTCCCTCACTCTACCTTGAACAGGTTCTTCAAGGAGGTAAGTGAACTGGTCCGCATCCTCCACGCGCTGCAACGCCCACGCATACACGGCGTTCAGGAACCTCCGCAGAGGAAGAGCCTCAAGATCGACACCCGCCAACGCCGCCTCCCCGTCGATAACATCCCAACGGGAACCGGCGATAGCCATCAGACGGATGCCGACTTGGTAGGGCGGTCCATCCAATCCTCCATCAAAGCCTCAAGAATCTCCTGCACCACCTCAAGGCTCAACTTGTCGTCACGGTCCAGCAGACGCGCACGGAACACGGAACGCTGCGCATCATCGGCGATCAGCGCGTCGAAGAAGTCGATGATCGACGCCATCTTCTCCGTGATCGGACGATGCTCCGACTGCGAAGCGACGAAGAACGCGAACTGTGTCGCGGTAGGCGGAATCGCTACGAACAGGTCGTCATCGACGGCGAACTCGATAGGCTCCGAACCTTCGAACGCCTCATCGGAAGATGCGTGCGACGTGCTGAACTTGCGCATGGGTGTGTCCTCTCCTCTTGCTGATCAGAGTACAGGAACGCAACACGAAGCAGTCGATGACTGCGGGACAGTCACCGTAGTCTTTTCCCTGCCCCAGGCCGGAACGAATATGTCGACTTGAACCCGCCGCCCTTGAACGATCCCCGCCACCAATCGCGAATGACCTCTTTGAGGATGTGCTTGCCGGGAAACCAAGGCGCAGACTTGTGCCTGCGCGGATACGGCTGATTCTTCGAAGAATAGATGAGACGCATGTAACTGTACCTGACATCACCGCGTCCGCGTTCCACATAGTTCGCATACGGTGCGAGGTTCGAAAGGATTCTCCGCAGTTGGTGCTGGTTGCTGCCGACAGGGGCGTAGAGACTCCAACTGCGCCTATACGTCCCGCCTCTGTCGCCCGGCCTATGCAGCCTGTCCCTTATATCGCTCTTGGGCGACATCCTCTTCGCTTCAATCCGGGCCAAGCGTCCACCTGACTCCAGCCAGTCATAAACACCGCCAGTCCCACCTTTCCGGTTGCAAGCGGTGATGATGGCAAAGTCGTTGATGTAGACCTTAGAGACTTGTGCCCGTGCCATTTCAGGGCAACCCTTCTTCCAGCGCGATATCGAACGTCCAACTGCCGCCGACGCAACCGCCATCCGGCCCTTCCGACGTATAACGACCGACCAGCACCTCGATGCCAGGAGTGCAGGTCATCGCCCTCAGCATCGCCCGCATGTCAGCGAACTGCCGCATCGAAGCATCCAGCAGCAACTCACAACTCGGCAAGTCTCCCTGGTCCCCGATACCATCCACGCAACGCATCACACCGAGCGTGCAAGAAGCGGCCATCGAAGTGCCGCACTGCGTCGCCTCCCCCTCCATCGACCTGCCGAAAGACGTGTACATGTACACGCTATTCACTTGCAGCATCAGCATCCCATCGGCATCCTTGCATCCACAGGAACCTGGGCCGCAGTAATCAAGCGAAATCTCCGAACCCGGATACAGGCACGCCTCGCACACCGGGCCACCCCCGTGCGAAGCAACTGATTCCTTCGCCGCATCCAAAAGCAGGAGCAGCGGACGGATTTCAGTGGGGACGACGAAACCTTTCAACCCGCATACCATCCCGTCCGCACATCGGGCGACCAGACCATCGGCCGCACCAGGAGTTTGTTCGGATTCAACGTATGCACGAACGCATCGACCTCACGGATACCAGTGCCATCGGGGAACATCGTCTTGTCGAAAGTCATTGATATCCCGCCACGGCTCACTGACGTAACCGACGCCGGAAGGCGGCATTTCGCGCCCGTACAAGCCTTCGCGTACTCACAGGCCAGCACGCTGTACGCCCATAGACCGGCAGCGGTGAGCGGGACTCCCGGCGTATAACGGACAGCGAATGTTCCGGGCTTCCTCTCATCGACATCAAGATTCTGGCAGGACGGCCAAGGCTCACCATCAGTACGGACAATCGAACTTCCGTACTGCTTCCAGTATGAGAACACGTTGCCGTCAACAAGCACCTCGATGCTGTGGGCAGGCCCGGGAAGTTTGATTTCATGCAATGGTCGGCAAGAACATCCAGACGGATTGCAGGACACATTCGTCCACCGACCGTCCACAACACGCGGAATCCACGGCAGAGACGACCAGTACGCCGACTGGCACTGCCCGCACGGCGATTCGACGCATGGTCGCAGCAGAACAGGGCATGTACCTACCATCTGTCCCGTCAACAGGCCGAGCGTCCGCCAGGCCAAGTCCCTAGCCATCCTCCTGAGTTCAGGGGAATGCTCGGGCCAATCGTCGCAGCAACCTGCGACAGGCTCAGGGGCGCACTCGCCTGCGACTGGTTCGCACACCGTGTTCGACATGGAACCACCCTACCCCTGAGCCTGCCGCGCGGACGGTCAAGCAGCCTTGCCAGCCTTCCAGACAGCGGTCGGGGAACCACCCCAGTACGCGTTCGACTTGTCACCCAGCACGATGTACTGGCCCGTCGTCCACGCCGAAGCAGGCTTCGAAGTTCCGCTGTCACCGATCACCGGATCAGCCTTCAACGCTGCCAGGTTCGCCGGGATGATCGCACCGGCAGGAGTGATACTGCCAGGCGTACCAGCGGTCACACCGGTGATCGCTGGCGGGTTCAACGCGATGCAACCATCGGTCGGCTCTGGCGGCGCAACCGAAGTCCACACCATGTACAGATGGTCGTTCACGTCCAACGGTGCAGGCAGTTGCGCGGGAGCCGCACCGCCGACCCCGGGAACCGGCTTGTACGAAGTGGGGCCGACACCCCAGCCGTTGCCGTCCTTCGTCGAAGAACCAGTGATCGCAAGGTTGATCGCAGCGTTCTCCACCGTGAAATCGCCCACAACACCGGGACCGACGAACGGGATCAGCAGATAGCCGTAGGAACCAGCATCGGAAGTGCCGCCGCAACCGGACACACCAGGAACACCGAGCCACAGTTCAAGGGCGAACCCGACTGTCTCCGTCTTCGTCTTCGTGTTCATGCGGAACCCGACCGTCTCGCCGTCCGCGTCGATCACGACAGGCTGCCCGGTCAGCATCTCCATCAGGCACGGGTTCACGTTGCACAGGGTGATGTCCAACCCGTACCCGTTGAACGACGCCTTCCCCTTGTCGGAGACACAGATGTCGCCGTTCGCGTTGGTGACCTCGATGTCTTCCGCTTCGGTCTGCTGACTGGTGAACCCCACCGAGATGAACCCGTCCGTGACGACCTGCGAAGCGACCCCGTCGATGGGCACCCCGCAGCCGTTGAGCCGGGTGATCCGCATCCTGCGACCACGGACCAGGCTGTAGTTGTTCTTCGTTCCCATTGCTTACCTCCTAGTCCGGCGTTTGCCACCGGTCGTGGTCTTTGCTTCCACCTGCGTGGACAGTGCATCCCGGTAGCCGTCCAGCACGTCGTCGGGCACTTCGAAGAACCCGTCGCTGTTCGTCCGCACCACGTCCGCCGGGTGGCCGAGCAGTTCCGCGACGGCGAGCAGCAGACGGGCGTTGTCGCCCGAACCGTCGAACTCCACGAAACCGGTCACGGGTTCCCGCCCTTCAGCACCAGCCCGCCGAACATGCAGTCCAGCACCGGCACGAACACCCGTTCCGCGACCGCGACACGGTCATTCGTGCGCCGGTCGAACGCTTCGGTCACCTTCACGGGGGAACGGAGGAACCGCAGCGCACCGGACACCCACGCCCACGCATCACCGGCGGGAGGCTGGTAGCCGCCGACCGTCATCCGCGCGTTGTGCTCGTACCCGTGGCCGACGACGACGGGCGTCCCGAGCAGAGTGACCGTGCGACCGTTCTCACGGGTCAGCAGATGGTTGGAAGCGGCAATCGTCGCGTACAGCGGGGTGAGATGGATCAGCCCCCGACCGCCGTACTGCGCGACCAGTTCCTCCAACTTCCCCAGACCACGGACGACGTTGCTCTCCTCGCTGATCGTCACCTGCGCCTGCGGAAGGTTCACCGCCCACTTCACCAGACGGTTCTCCACCTCCACCGACGCCTTCAGCCGCAGCGCCTCCGCAGCGGCATCCGCGTACGCGGCCACGTCGAACCCTCGGCAGGCCACAGCGGCGTGGACCACGAACGGCGGACCCTCCGTGGAACCGATCCCGTCAGCGGTCTTCGTCTCGCCGGACGGGATGCACAGCCCCTCGTAGGAACCGGCGTCCACGCAGGACACGTCGTCCCACTGCACACCGAACATCCACGGGCCTTCGGCCATGTCTTCCACGGGGACCACGTTCAACAGGTCCGTGTCCCGAACACCGGGGCGCGGAGCCTGCACGGTGACCGCCGCTGTCAACGATGCTGTCGTCATCGACCTGGCCTCCCTTCAACGCAGGGGGGTGGGGCGGGGGGTACGGACCAGGCCGGTTCCGTCCCCCCGCCTTCCGGTTACGGCTTCGCCGGTTCCACGGTCCCGAAGCACGCCTCCAGGTCCACACCGCCGCTGCGACCGGAATCGCACACCGGCACGGTCCCACGGCACCGCCGTAGCACTTGTGCGCGACGAGGTAGCCCTCCTCCGTGAACAGCGCCGTGTACGTGTTCGTCTTCAGGTCCGTGGAGTCGTACACGGAGTCCAGGGTGATCACCGCACTGGTGCCCTTCACGAACGTCCCCGCCGGGTAGACGAGCAGGGTCGCGGTCGCCTTCGGCTTCACCTGGATCGCGGAGGACACGTCCAGGTCGTCCAGGCCGTACACGAACTGCACCGACAGGTTCCGCTCCGAGAACCACGCCGAAATCTGCGCGTCGGTCACCGAAGCGGCGACGTTCCCCGCACGACGGGCGAGGTCTTCACGGATCGACTGCTTGAACCACTTCGGCGCAGCGACCTCCACCGTGTACGAGTCGGGCAGCCCGTACTTCTGCCGGATCGAGATCGCGGCCCACACCACCGACTCCAGGCTGGACACGGTCGCCGCCTGGTTGACGGGGGTGAGCGCGGCACCGAGCGCCGTCTTCATCTTCCCCAGCACACCGGCGTTGACCCGCAGTTCATGGGCGACCAGCGCCTTGCGGATCGCGTCGGCGACCAGTTCCGGGTACGCGGCGTAGGTGAGGATACCGGCCTTGATGCACAGCCCGGCAGCGTTCAACCGCTCCTCGGTCGGGGTCGGGCAGGCGACCTCCAGGCACGGCTTCGACTTGCCAGCGGTGCCGTCGAGGGCCATCACCTGCGCCTCGGTCAGGTCGAACCCGCCCGCGAGGACGGCAGAGAAATCCATGCCCTGCACGACACGGATACCGCCACGGGTGATCTGCACCTCGGGCAGCGACAGGATGCCGTCAGCGGCCTCGCCGGAACACAGGTCGTACAGCGTCTCCGAAGGGGCGCACCAGCCGCCTGCGGCGATCAGGGAACCGCCCGTCAGCCGGGACTGGTCCACGGCGGCAGCGAGGAGCGCCTCGTCGTCGCGGTGGTCGTCTTGCGACAGACCGGCAGCGAACTCCTTGCGGATCATCGCGGTGCCGTAGCGGTTGAACACGGGCGCGGAACCCATCCCGGTGGACGGGAACGAACGCATCCGTGAGACGACGGCGCTGCCGACATCGGTGAATGTTTCCAGCGTCGCCCCGGTCGCGTAACCGGGAACGTCGGCTGCGGCGGTCAGAGCGACCATCGGTGCCTCCTTCGGCAGTTGGATGAGTGGTGCATTGGCTGCGGCTCGCTGTACCGGACTTACTGCTGGTTCTGCGCTAGCAGCAACCGGAACGTTCTCTACGACGGGGTCGGGTTCCGCGGCCGACACCTCTTCGACCGTTTCGACGGCTGGTGCTTCCTCCACCGCTTCAGCAGCGGGTGCCTCTTCGACGGCTTCCACGACGGGTGCGTCGATTCCGGCGGCTGCGGCGTCGGCCTGCGGCTCTTCCCCGGCTGGCTGGTCGAACTGCTCGTTGAGGGCCGCGATACGTCGGGCACGTTCGTCTGCGGCTTCGTCGAGGACCACGATCTGCCCTCGCAGTGCCTTGATCGACTCCGCGAGAACTTCGGCGGTGCTGATGTCTTCCTCCGTGGAGTCCACGGTGAGGTTCAGCGCCTTGTAGTCCTCAAGCGCGTCGTTGATGGCGTCCTGCAACTGCTGGACGTTCAGTTCGTTGATGTTCTCCGGCATTGCGAATGCCATTTCGGCCTCCTCGGACGGGGTTTCCTAACCCTCACTCCGTGAGGCGGTCGGCAGAGTTGCATCATGCCGACGCTTCAGATGAACAGTAGCACGTCTTTCCTCAGTTGCTGAGGATTCTCCACGTTCCACCTTGCTGGCGTACCAGGGTCAACGCTTCGGTCTGCGATTGGACGATCTGTTTCCGCCCATCAGGTGACGTGTACTCGTATTGGGTTTTCTTCCCGCCGCCGCATCCGCAACCCATGCCGGTAGTATTGCATACATGACCGCGACAGGGATGCAGAGCGCGGCGACGAAACATGTGCGCGGCGTGCCCTTCCACGCCCACAAGGTGACGCTGGTGGAAGGCCCATCGGCAAAGCGGGCGTGGAAGGCGACATGTTCGTGCGGATACACGTCCGCCTGGAGGATGACGGCCCCTATGGCCGTGAATGCTGCGAAGCACCATTTGGAGACAGTCCGCTCCTACTACCGGACGAACGGGTTCCCGCTTTGATGTCGCGCTGGCGCGTGGTACGTTGAAGGTGTCCGGCGGGCAGTGATGATCCGTCCCGATGACAGCACCTGGACCACGGGTGGTGGAAGAAATGTGGTTGACCGCTAGTCCCGGTTGATGTCGCCCGTTGTGGGGCATCCAATCAGCGTCTTTGAAAGCCGACTACGACGCGAGCCGAATCGATGCGTCCGGCAACACGGACAGCCTGCCGGATGTTCTTCCAAGCATCTTCGGCGCATGCCCGCTGTAGCGAAATCCGAGAGCCAGGCTCCGAGGTTGAAGCGTCCCCTCTCTAGGGGGGGGCGCTCTGTCCTCAAGCACCCACCGAGGTTGAAGGGGGTTGCTCTGCTCCGGTTCTTAGCCTTTTCTCTCTCTCGCACGACGGAGTCGTGCAAGGGGGGGCTGGTCCCCCGGCCGGGGAGGAGAAAGTCCCGGCCGGGGAGTCCCAGTCTACCGGCCGCGCAGCGCAGCCGTGATCTTCGCTACACGTTCGACGTTCATCAGCGATGCAACGACAGCGACCCGCTGCCGGTTGCTGGTCACGGGGCTGATCCCTGTCGCCGCCGATGCTGCGAGGGCGGGCCGTGGGACGGGGAACCCGGGGACGTTGACGACGAGGGCTGCGACGAGTTCCAGGTTCCCGTCGATGCCGCGCCAGTCGCCGGACAGGGCGCCTGCCTGCAACGCGTGCAACTGCTGGTCGGTGATGCCGTCCCTGATCGCGCCTGCGACCCAGATGCCGTAGTCGTCTTCGCCCGCTGCAACGTCTGCGACGACGGTGCCGGTGTTGTCGTAGTGGGAGGCGGCGGTGTACGCGTCGGCGTCGAGTCCCGCGTGGCCGGTTCCGAGGGTGATGTGGCCGACGCTGACCATGCCTTTGTCGGTGAGGACGGCCCCGGTGCGGAACGACGCGTAGCCGTTCTTCGATGCGGGGGCGGTGGTGCATTTCCCTGCGATGCCGACGTGGCAGACTCCCCAGGTTGCGAGGTGTCCTTGGATGATGCGCCCGTCGATGACGGTGAGTGGTGTCGGTCCGTCGAACCCGGGATCGGCGAACCATGCGTGCGGCAGTTCCTTCAACGCAGCGGCGGTCACCGTGCCGTCTCCGGCCAAAGAACCGACGCGGTGCTTACCACATGGTGGGTTGCCTGGTTTTCCACATTGGCCGGGCCAGAAGCCAGTAGCGTCGCGATGCCATTTCGCAACAGTGCGGTTGAGGTACAGCGGGTTGATGTACTTCGCGAGGTGCCTGCGGAGGCGGCGGAAGTCGCCGGGTGTGCCCCAGCGGATTTTCGCTGCGCCTTCCCCGCGCACCCAGTAGTCGTGGATTCTGCGGGTCGCGGCGGGGTCGGTGACCCAGCCGGGTCCGCGTGCGAAGTCAGCGGACGCGGTCAGCGATTCCGGGGGTTCCTCGCCCATCTCCCGGTATGCGGCTGCGAGCCGTTTCCGTGCCGCACCGATCTCCGCAGGCGCGGCATCGACCTGCCCGATCCGTGCGGCCGCGTTGTGGACGGCGTTCCTGTTCAACGTGCCGTCCGGTTCGCGGATCGGCAGTTTGTGGTCGGCCTTGTTCGACGTGTCGTCGATGTGGACGATGCAGGAGCGCATCCATTGTTCAGGTGTGAACCGTGACGCGGACCCGTCCCACGGGTCGTCAGTGATCGCTGCGAGCATCGACCGTTCGGAACCGCCGTCTCCGAGCGCGACGTAGGCATCGCGGAACGCTGGGACGTGGACGAGTGTCGCCGCACGCAGGCGCAGGGTGGCAAACACGGTCCCTTCGCCCTCCTCCGAGGCGAGTTCCGCACTGTCGGCATCGACGGACACGCCACGGATGTCGCCGTCCAGCAGCGCACCGACCGCACGATCCGCGATCTCGCTGTCGGAGAACCATCCGCTGCCGAGGACGAGGTTCCCTTCCCGCCACACGTCGTCCACAGAGCCGACGACGACAGCCCCGTCGTGTCCGCCGGTGTCGCGTTCCTGCCAGCGCAGGTGCAGGGGCAGTTCGTCCCATTGCAGGGCACCTTC